CACCGGCACCGACGGCGCGGTGAACTGCCGGTCCGCCGGGCGGATCGCAGGGAATGCCACGCTCATGAGATCACCACCTGCTGCAGGTCCGACTTGCCCAGTCTGGTCACCCGGTACGACCCGCTGGCGGTGCCGGACAGGCCCAGCAGGGTGCCCCCAGGCTCTGCTGCCACCGTGAACTCATCGGTCGTCAGGCCGCCGCTGCGCACCCAGTACGTGGTCTGCTGCAGCAGCCCCGTCGGCAGGTCGCCACTCGTCGCCGTGAACGTGACCTGGTCGCCGGCGGCGAACCCATGGGCCGTTGCGGTCGCGGTGTCGGTGCTCAGGTTGAACGTCACCGCCTTGTCGACGATCCGATCGGTCGCCACATAGCTCGTCACCCGGCACGCCAGCTGGTAGGTGCCGGCGCCGGTGAACACCGCCGTCGCGCTCGCCTCATTCGTGGAACTCCAGTCGACCGTCCCGCCCGCCGGGATCACCGGTGCCGTCCAGCTGTAGACCAGATCCGTCGCCGTGCCACTGATGCCGGCCGTCGACGTGATCGTCGCCGGGCTGGTGCCGGTCGTGCTGCCGGTGATCGTCACGGTCCCGATCGTGGTGCTGGTCGGCGCAGCCACCGGCAGAATCGGGTGCGTGTCGGTGATCGTCACCCCACCTCGCGTCACAGCGCAGCTGGCGGTCTTGCTGCCGCTGCTGGTCGCCGTGATCGTCGTTGATGCCGCCGTTGGCGTGCCGAACGTCAGGCCCGCACCGGTCCAGCTGTAGGTGAAGCCCGTCCCGGTCCCAGACACCACCGCCGCATAGCTGCCGGCCACGCCGACGGTCAGAGTCGAGGGCCCGGTGATCGTGACGCCGGTGAAGCTCGCGGTGATCACCCCCGGCGCATCGGTCGAACCGATCGCACCCTCGATGACCCAGTTCTGCGCCACGTCGAACCCGTCGGAGATCAGCGACAGGCCATCATCGTCAGTCGGCCAGTGCAGGGCCGTCACCGCGATGTTGCCGGCGTCGTTGAATGCCATGGACTGCACTTTGTAGGTCATCTCCGTCGCGTTGCGCTCCGCCAGGCAGAACACCGCCTGCCCGCGGCCGACGGCCCTGCCGGCCAGGATCACCAGCCCCACCTCCTGCACGCCGCCAATGCCGTCCCACAGCAGGGCGTCGTAGGTGCCGTCGGCGATCGGTTCGCTGCTGACGATCGTGCCGTCCGCCAGGATGGCGCCGTTGCGGGCGGTCTCGTAGGCAACGGTCTCCATCGCCAATCGGCAGCAGCGCCCCGGGCTCAGCGTCGCCTGCTGCGGGATCGTCTCGAACGTCACCTGATGGGTCACCAGCCGCTTCATGCGGCACTTCAGCTTCGCCACGTCGATCGCATGGCGCTCGCTGGTGCAGAAGTCGCTCATGTCGATCACCTCGAGCGGTGCCGTCTCGCTCACCCCGATCTCGCGGACCGTCACCTCCCGGGTCACGGGGAACAGGCCCCGGTTGCTGCCGTCACCCTCGGCGCGGCGCTCCTCACGCCACTTCACCGACACCCGCACCGGCTGGCGCTCGGCCTGGTCCAGGTAGCTCAGCTTGAAGCTGCCCTCGACGATGTTGCCGGCATTGAACAGGCCCGTGATCTGCTCCGGTGCGCCGAACAGGACCGCCGGCTGCAGGTAGCTGATCCCATTGCGGGTGATCAGGTCCAGCAGGAACAGGGCCGCCGTGTCGTTGCCCCAGGTGCGGATATTGACCGGTTTCGGCAGGGCGCCGTCCCAGAAGTAGCCGCGGGCCCGGGTCCAGTCGGTTGCCGCGGTGAAGCTCGCCTCATCCACCTGCAGCGGGCTCAGGATCGATCCCACCCCATAGCGCTGATTCAGCAGCCCGGCAGCCAGGAGGGCCGGGAATGAGTGGCTGGCGTAGGGGCCGTCGTTCACGTAGACGCTCAGCTGCCCCAGCTGCTGCGCTTCGGTGCCGCTGCGGATGTTGACGCCCACCAGTGTCATGTCGGGGTAGGTCGGCGTCGTCGGTGCCGTGTCGATCACGTTGACGTAGGTGATCTCGTGCTCGGGGCTGCTGGCGCTGGTCGTGATCTCGTCGTAGGCGAACTGCTCCGCCAGGCGGGCCCACTCGTCCACGTAGTTCCCGCCGTCGACGTTTGGCATCCCGATCCCGCCGCGAGTGTTGACGGTGCAAGGCATCGTGAACGTGGAGGCCTGGCGCTGCACGTAGTCCCCCGCCACCCGCACGACCACCGACCCGTCGCCGACGGTCTGCAGGGATGACAGCCGGGCATCAATCACGATCAGGTCACCGCTCGCCGTGCCGCTGCGCACCTCCCAGCCGCTCACCGGGTCCAGCCGGACCTCCCATCGCTGACGGGTCGGGAACTCGATCCGCAGGAAGTTGAACTGCGCCTGCTGGGTGCTGCCAGAGGCGCCGAACAGCTGCGGCAGGCTGGACCAGGCGCTGCCGCTGGCGGCGATCCGATAGCGCAGCCGCCAGAATGAGAAGCGGGTCTCAGTCTGGGTGATCGTCCCCGACTGGTACTGCGTCACCCGCAGAATCTGCTGGGGCAGCAGCTGGCTGAGGTTGTAGTAATCGCAGGCCCGGCCGTCCACCTCCGCGTAGGGCATGGCGTCGCGGAAGTTCATCAGGCCTGACACCCGAATGCCGACGGTGGAGCGGATGCCCAGCTCTATCACCTGCGCCGGCTGCGGGATCGCAACGGTCGCCCGGGCCATCCGCAGCACATGCGGGGCCGCGGTCCCCGACCTGGTGCCGCCGGTGCCAGGGAAGTCGCCAGTGCCGGCCTCTACCACCCGGAACGTCGCGGTCACGCTGATCCCGCCGCCGATCGGCTGCTGATCCACGTCGGAGCGGAACACGTCGTCCGATGGGCTGCGGCTGGAGCAGACGCACACCGCCGATCCGATCCGATACAGCTCCCCCACGACGATGGCGTCATCCCATGCCCGCTGGCGACCGGCGACGGCCGAGCCGATGTCACCCTTGCCCTCGGAGTAGTCGCCGCTGGTGAAGAACCCACCGGCGTCGGTGCCGGCGTCAATCTGCAGGTCCACCTCGTCGTCGACCATCAGGGTGTTGTCGGTCACGCTGCTGCCGCCCCGCCGGTGGGCCGTCAGCCCGCAGCGGCTGGCGCTGATCGCGTCGGACTTCTCGCGCTGCGCCGTTGCGGCATTGTCCCTGCTGCAGACGATGATGCTGATCCCCTGCTCCACCAGCTTCTGATCCCGCGGCGTCTTGAGGTTCGCCTGCGTGATCGGCCGGATCTGCGGGTTCACCCGATACGCCAGGCCGTTCCCGATCGGGGCGTAGACGCCGAACGTGGTCTGGCTGCTGGGCTGGTAGCTGTAGCACGTCGCCGGCACGTATTGGTTGTTCAGCCCCCGCACCTGGAACACGTCGCCAGCACCAGTGGTCTCGGCATTGCCAGGGTCGTTCGCGGCCAGTCGGCCCGCGATGCGATCGGTGGCGCGGATCCGGCCGCCGCCCGGGCGGTGATAGATCGTCACCCTCCCGCTGCTCTCCCCCGCGGCGCCGAGGTCGTAGGCGGACAGCAGGTTTTCGCCGAACGCGAACTGCTGGGGGTCGATGCCCGTGATCGGTGCCTCACCGACCAGGTAGACGGCCCGGAGCATCTGCGAGCCGCCGAGGCTAACCATCTGAGACCACAACAGCGGGCAGTTCACCCGCACGCCCCCGTAGGTGATGCCGTTGATGGTCTCGCGGTGGGCCCAGACCACCGGGATCGTGGCGCCCAGCTCGACGGTGTCCTGGCTGCTGCTAATCCCCTGCTTCGGGGCGAACTCGGTCCTCGAGACCAGCTGCTGCCCCTGCTGCTGCTCCTGCCGCAGCTCGCCGGGGCGTGGGGCCTGGCGCTGCTTCAGGCGCGGCCGTGGCGTCAGCAGGTAGGCCGCGGCCGACAGGACCGCTGAGATGGCGAGGTTGATCAGGAATCCGGTCAGCGGATCCACGGCCACAGGTCCCTCCACCGGCCGCAGGCGGCTCATCCGCTCCTGCTCCGCCTGGAACTCCCGATACTGCACCTCGCTCAGCCCCAGGGCGGTCATGATCTGCCGATCGATCGGCAGCAGCAGTCGGTGGCGGCGCTTGCCCAGCATCAGAACCTCAAGTCCGCTGAGGGCGGCAAGGCGCCGACCATCGACTGCGTCAGCACCCGGCGGGGCCAGTCGCCGCCGATCGCATCCAGCGGGCTGCCGAGGGTCACCGACACCTGCTGTAGATCCTGCACGTAGGCGGTGATGGCGTAGGTGTCGATCATCTCGATTCCCGTTTCGTCAAGGGTGACAGGGTCCAGCCAGACGGTGCGGATGCGGGCGATCCACAGGTCGTCGGCCGCCTGCTTCCAGATGTTCAGCCCCAGCACGTCGGCGTGGAACACCAGCACGGCCTCGGCGTTGGGGAAGCCCAGATCCACCGTCGCGCCGGAGTAGGCAAAGCCGGCGTGCATGTAGTCCACGCCCTGATAGGTGCGGGCCTCGCCGGTGTGGAACTGCTGGAACGCATAGCCCGTCGGGGCCCCATCGCGGGTCAGCAGCTGCACGTAGACGCCCTCGGAGATGTCGTGGTCCATCAGATCCCCAGGCTCCGGCGGGCCCCTGGGCTGGACTGCAGGGCCCGCTGCTGACGGGCGGTGCTGCGGGTCGCAGCAGCCTGGGCCAGGGCCTCGGCCTGCGCGGCGGTGACGTAGTCGACCGAGTTGATGCGGGTGGTCTCAACCTTGATCCGCACCGTGCCATCCGGCGAGCTGGCGGCGACCGCCGCGGCCCGGGCGGTGGACTCCTGCCGGGCGGTCTCGACCAGCCGCTGAACGACCTGATCGGTGGACTCGAACTGCCCGGACCCGGGGCCGCCGCCGGGGATGCCGGGATACTGCTTGAGGGCCACCGGCACCCTACGACCATCGGGCAGGGGGATGAACGCCTCAGGGCTGGAGCCCTCCCCGTAGATCGCCGCCTGTGGCGCCGTAGCGATCCCACCACGGGCATAGCTGCGCAGCGGCACCGGGCCCTGGGGGGTCATGATGCCGCCGGTGGCGAAGCTGAAAGGGTTGCCGCCTTGGAATGGGGTGATCGCAGCGGTCGGCAGCCCGGCCGCAAACGATCCGCCGCCAGCGCCAGTGAAGAACTGGCTGAAGTCGCCGCCGGGCAGGGCGTTGATGCCAGGGGAGATCGGTGCGATGCCGCCACCACCGCCGATGCCGCTGATCGCCTTGATCACCGGCGCAATGACCGCAATCTGGATCAGCTGCTGCGCGATGTCCTTGAGCACCGTGGCGCCCAGCTCCTGCAGGCTCTGCCCCAGGTTCTCGGCACCCTGGATCGCAAGACTGAACGCCTGCTGCATGCCCTGGCCGATCGTCTGGGCCAGGCTGCCGGCCAGCTCGTTCTGTTCCTGCAGCTTCTCAGATTGCTGGCTGTAGTAGTCGCTGAGCGTGGCGGCTAGGGTGACTTGTTGGTCTTGCCATTGCTGAGAACTGAGCTGCATTGCACGCTCATTCTCAATCGCTGCGATCTCCTTAAGTCCCTCCTTGTAGCGCTCGGCCATGTCGTTATCAACGGCTTGAATCCGCTGCAGGATTGACATAGGATCCACCATGCCCTCGACCTCTTTCGTCAGGCTCTGGTAGGTGTTGAAATAGTCAAGCGCGTACTGTGCGCGGATCTTGTCTGATTCGGTGGCTGCTGTTCTGAGATCACGCTGCAGCTGTAGCTCTTCGGTTGTGGCTTTTGTGCTGGCTTGATCTTCGCGGAGTTGGGTGGAATACTCCTGCTGGTCTTTCAGGCGTTGCTCGGCTAGCTTCTGCTCCCTTTGTGCCTGCTGATTCAATGCCTGCTGCTGTGCATTGACAAGCTGCCCTGACTTGCCTGTGGTGACGCCAGCCAAGTGTCCCAGCGTGAATGTTCCGCCTGGCCCGCTAACGCGCATTCCACGGCCCAATGCACCTTGAATGCCAAGGTCGGTGCCGGTGTATCCAGGTTTCAGCGTGAATCTTGTCTCTTGTGGCGTGAGGACATCAAGCCCGGGATAGCCATGCCCTGCATATCCTCGGCTGCGGCCAAACGATGACGCGGTCCTGCCTCCAAACGAAAGGGCGGCGTCAATCAGTCTGATGGCTTCTGCCTCCGAGACGCCAGCGCCAAACTGAGCGTGCAGGTGCGGGCCGCTGCTGCGTCCGCGGCTTGCGTCGGCCTGCCCGCCGCCAGTCAGGCCGCCGAGCACCATGGTGCGACTCTGCTCAGCCTTGAGCCGTTTTTCTCTCGCGTCTTTTTCTCTAGCCTCTATGCCTCGCCTCCTGTTTTCATCCGCCGCAGCCTGAGCATCCGCTATCGCCTCCCTGCTCAGTGCCGGTTTTTCATTGCGCAGGAATCGCCCAGTCGCCGTGTCATAGACATTTCCGGTGTCGTCCTTGAACGTCAACGGAACACCGGCGGCGGTCAGTTTCCTTCCACCTGCAGTTTCATTCGCATAGGCAGTCTGAATGATCTTCAGCGCTGCAGTTACGGCTGGGTTGGCGAACAGGGACGTAATTTGAGTGCCAATGCCAGCGACAAGTCCGCTGATTTGCTGCAGCGGCAAACCGATTTTGGACAATGCTTGCGCTGTCGCGGAGACCGACCTGCCCGCTCTGCTGTTTTCAATGATCTTCAGCTCGTTCCCTACGCCACGAATCGCATCAGTCAGCGATCTCAGGCCCAAAATCGCAGTCGGCCCAAACAACTTAAACAGTTCCGCACTCGTGTCCTTGAACGCATTGCCCAGGTCGGTGACTGCCTGCTGCGCAGTGTTGAACTGCAGCTGCAATGTGCCCAACTGCGTATCTCTTAGCTTGGACAATGCCTTCAGCATAATCTCGGTCGTAATTCGACCTTCTTCGCCGGCCTTTTTCAGCTCGCCAATACTGATTCCCATTTCCTTGGCGATTTGCTGCGTCACCAGCGGCATCTGCTCTCGCAGTGCTCGCAACTCCTCACCCTGCAGCACGCCACTGGCCAGGGCTTGTTTGAGCTGAATAATGGCGCCGGCAGTCTCCTGCGCCGTGGCGCCGCTATTTCGAGCTGCCGCACCGAATCCGATCATCGCATCCTCCAGTTCGCGGATGCTGATGCCGGCCGGGCGCAGGGTGCCGTAGAACGTGGCGAACTGGCCTTCTGCCTCGGCAGTTGACAGTCGCAGGGTGCTGGCGATCGTCGCCGCAGCCTGCTGCGCCTGGTTGTATTCGCCGAACTGGTCGGTGAGCGCCTTGAGCCTGACCTGTGAGGCCTCTGCGTCAAATCCGGCGGCGGCGACGGCCCCCACCCCCGCAACAGCCGCCAGTGGCGCTGCCACCCTGGCCGCCAGGCCGCCGATCAGCCCCGCGCCGACACCGCCGCCTGCGGCAGCAGGTGCTGCGCCGCTGGCGGCATTGAGCCTCGCCTGAACCTGTCGAAGTTCGGTGCTGTATGCACGGAAGTCTGCTGTCCCAGCCTTGACCGATTCCCGCAGCTGCGTCAGCACCTGCACCTGCGCACGCATCCCGGCGATCGTGTTATCACCGCTCTGCTTGAGCTGCCGATAGGCACCGGCGAGTTTCTTGAGATCCTGATCAGTGCCAACGGACTGCTGCGCCAACCCCTGCAGCGATTGCTTCAGGTTGTCAAACCCTTTGATTCCGTCAACTTGTTTCAGAATCGCCAGCGTTCTTGGCGAGAAAATTGTTGGCTCGGGAATTGCGGTAATAGCCTTGAGCCTTGCTTGCAGTTTCTGCAGCGAAGCGTCATAGGCGTTGAACGCTTGACTTCCGACCGTTGCCTGCTCTTTTAGCTGAGTCAGCGATGCAATCTGGTCGCGCAGATTTGCAATCGTATTGCCGCCTTGTCCTTGCTGCTCTCCAAGGGCACCAATCTGTGGGACGGTGCTGACTCTTTTCAGCTGCGCCTGTAGCCGGCCGAGTTCAATGCCGTACTCACGAAACTCATCTTTCGTAATCTCCGTGCTATTTCGTAAGCTAGAAAGCGCAGAAATCTGCGCATTGATAGCCTTTATCGTGTTATCTCCACCTTGCCTTGCTTGAGCGTAAGCTGCGTTTAGCCTTTCCTGCTCAGAAACGACTACCTTGCCGATTTGTGCCGTTGCTTGCAGCTTTGCATTGACTTGCTCAATCTCTTTCCCGTACCTGTCAAACAGCAGAGTGCCAGGAGCGACCGATTCCCGCAGCTGCGTCAGCGCTTGGACCTGCAGCCGCATGCTGTTGATGCTGCCATCGCTGGCACTCTTCAGCTTCTCGTAGGCGGCGTTGAGCTTGAACAGATCCTGGTGCGTCGCGCCCGCCTGCTGCGCCAGCCCCTGCAGAGACCGCTTCAGCGAGTCAAAGCCCTGGATGCCCTCAACCGATGCCTGAATCTTCAGCCGGGTCGCGTTGTCAGCCATCTCGGTTCAGCTCCTCCAGCGCGGCTGACTCCATCACCTGTAGGCCCTCGAGCATCGTGACAGGGTCTTCCACATGGTAGAGGTCCAGCAGCCAGCGGGCGGCGTTGTAGTCCAGTCCCTGATACCCCGCCATCGTCGTCCGCCACTGGGTCTGGAGCCGCATGAACATCCGCACCGTCTCCCAGTTCTCCTCCCACACCTCGCAGTCGCCGCTGCGCTCGTCATCATCGTCACGGATCCAGATCACCCCGAGGGCCGCCGCGTCACGGTCGGCCTCGGAG